CAAGGAGACACATGTGAGGAGCATAGCTCGCATAAAGATTGCCGAGAAGTACCGAAAACATTCATCAGGATCGCAGCCAGAGTCCAAGAAATCAGCCCTATGAAACACAAAAAGAAGAAGTCTACCCAACCCATTCGCCATCCTCACCGTCCCCAGCCCATTCTGGAGGATCAAAGATGCTCATCTCAGGCCACAAGAAGCCGTGCTCGTCTGCTCCAGCGGCTGCCTGCGCAACAGGCAAGAACGCCAACCAACTCTCTTTCGAAGCCGAGACCTCAGCCCATCCAGCAAACATGTCACCATCCTCACGTCCCCACCTCGCGAACCGCTCAGCATCGTCGGTAAACCACCCATACACCACTTCAGGAGGGACCTCTGCTAGATCTGTCGATTCATCACCCGCGTCCACAAGTCCCCCTCTGACCGTTATGAGCCTGCTTGCTGCCTCTTCCATCTCCGTTTTCTGTGCTGGGGTTGCCGAGGCAGTAAGCTGCTGACTCGGGACGGGAGTGACTGCCAAATGTGCTGCCCTGAGAGGTCGGATGGTATGAGTTGCGCTAACATCAGCGTCTACCCATTCACATACGGACCTGAGAGCAGCAATCAAGGGAGTCGCAGTGAGCTCTGTGACGAAACGCTTGCCAACCTCTACAACAGCCAAGACTGCTTCGATGGCCTCATCAACTCCGACTAGGTTGTCGGAGTCGTCGAGGCCACTCATTGCAATCTCTTCCATGTAGGTGTTCCTGTCGGCTTCAGACCTGATGCGCCTTGCAACATTCTCAACCACTGTATCGACCATCTTGGCGTACATCTCGCGCTTGGTGATCTTACCAGTGGCCTTGAGTGTTGCGGCAGCATCTCGGAGGAACGCGGCCTCGAATATGCGCTCAGACATCTTGTCCCAACCATTGCCATCAGAAACTGCGTCACGCGCCTGTAACTCGCGCCTTGCAGCAGCGAATCTCCATTTTGCTTTGACGACTTCTGAGACCGCAGCGGCGGCAACTTTGACCCCAGCAACCTCACTACGAGCGTATTCTTCACTTGTTCTGCCTTTCAGTTTCGCCAGGCTTGTACAGATCGCTCTAGTGTATCCGAAGATGGCTCGTGATTCGTGGACGAATGATCGGAGTGAGTGGCCGACATCAGCGGCCTCACCAGCGTACCGGAAACCTGGCATACCGGCCGAGTACAGCGCTTCAGTGAGCGCACGTGCAAAGCTAGTGGAGCCACGCAATTCTTCGACTGATGAGACAAGTCGGTTCAAGGCATCGTCAGTGAGTATGACATTGTATATGTCCTTCTCAGCAGACTCAACCCATCCCTGGATGTCATGTTTCACGTGCGCATTCCAGAGTGCAGCGGCAAGAGTGGAGTTGTGTGAAGCTAGCGCTAAAGCGCGAGTATCAAGTGTGCTCTGCCCCAATGCCCTGAGGGCTTCCTGATCGCTGAGGGCTCCCATTGATGCCATCACAGGTGCTGCGCGAGCGGGCCTAGGAGCGTTGTCTGCAATGAACCCTTCGCGGAGCACTGGTCTAACAACTTCTGATAGGATGAGCATGCGTGGTGCTTCCCGTCTGCTGGTTGCAGTGGCACCAATAGTCGGCCGGATTAGCTCAGTGTCCATTACATGCTCTTCT